TCGTGCAGGAACGCCTCGCGAAAGACGACGAGCAGAGACAGGTCGGCCTCGACAAACTCAATCAGGAGTGGGGCGGAGCGTTTCGCCGCAACGTGAACCTGGTGGAAGGCGTGCTCGCGAAGTTTCCTGAGTCGGTGCGCGATGCGGTGAAGAGCGCCAGAGATACGAACGGCAATCTGCTTTTCAACTCTCCCGACATGATGCGTGGTCTGCTCGCCATCGCGCTCGAATCGAACCCGGCGGGCATCGTAGTTCCGGCGGTCGGCGGTGACATCGGCAAGACGGCGCTCGAGGAGTACAGGGACATTCGCAAGACGATGCGCGAGGACCGTGCTTCGTACAACAAGAATGACGCGATGCAGTCTCGCATGCGCGAGTTGATTTCGTACCTGCAGTCGAACGAATTGATTGATGCGAACGGCAACGAAATTGCCGCGCGCAGAAAGGCCGCTTAACGGCGGGAACAAGCAAGACCAAAAGCACGGCCCCTGAAGGCGGGCGGTCTGCCCCGAAAGGACACCCAGACCAAGGCCATGAAGGACACCCCGAGCGACGGTCGTTTTTTTGATCGTTTCTTGAAAAGGAGCCACTCATGGCGACGGATTCGGCGTTTCAGACGCAGTACCGCCAGGAGTTCATCGAGGCATTCGAGCAGGGTCAGTCGATCCTGCGCGACACGGTGACTACCGAAGCGGTGATCAAGGGCAACCAGGCCATCTTCCTGGTGGCGGGTTCGGGCAGCGCGACTGCCACGACTCGCGGCATCAACGGGCGCATCACCGCCCGTTCGGATGCGAACACGCAAAACACCTGCACGCTGCAGGAATGGCACGACCTTGTGCGTAAGACGGGCTTCAACGTCTTCGCGTCGCAGGGCAACCAGCGCGGCATCATGCAGTCCACCACGATGAAGGTTCTCAATCGCAAGATTGACAGCCTGATCGAGGCGCAACTCGCGACCGGCTCGGTCGGCATCGGCACGGCGGCTCAGACCATCCCGAACGTCTCTCTCGTGATGAACGGGCAGGTCAAGCTGCAAAACGCGTCGGTGCCCTGGGACAGCAACATCACGCTGCTCGCGCAACCGTCGTTCATCGCCTACCTCATGCAGGCGCCCGAATGGACGAGCGCGCTGTACGTCGATACGCGTCCGTTTGCCGGGAAAGATCCGAACTGGCGCGATCGTCCGTCGGCGTGGAAGTGGATGAACATGCTCGTCATGGCGCATCCGAACCTGACGGGTCGGGGCACCAACTCCGAGAAGTCCTACATGTACCACAAGGCTGCCGTGGGACATGCGATGGATACCTCGGGCATGCAGACGCCCGTCGGCTATCACGAAGAGCAGGACTACTCGTGGGCCAGGGCTTCGGCGTACATGGGCGCGCTCGTGCTCCAGAACAGCGGGATTGTCGTGATCACTCACGACGGTTCGGCTTACGCCTAAGAAAGGAGAAACCACATGTCTCTGACCTACAACGGCTCTACCGCAGGCTCGACGCTGGCGAACCCGCCCGTTCTCTTGGCGGCGGCGATCGGCGGTCATGTGCAGTTCGCGAACACGGGCTCGACCGCCGCGATCGCGAAGCTGCCCACGGGCGCTCTGGGCGCGCAGTTCTGGTACTACGCCTCGACGAACGATCCGCTCACCGAACTGGTTGCCCAGAACACGTTCGGCGACGGCTACGCGCTGGGTATGCACCCCGGCGACATCGTGTTCTGCGTGAAGTCCACGGCGGATTCGACCGCCCCGTTCCTCGGCATCGGCGTGGCAGTCACGTCGGCCGGCGCGACCGGGTTCGGCTTGAGCTCGTCGCTCATCAGTTCCACCGCGGCCTAACCACGGCTGGCTAACGGGCGGGGGCGACTACCCGCCCACTTACTCAGAGGAGAAAAGCGAATGGAATCACAACTGGCAGAGCAGAAACCACAGGAGCAACCGCAAGTTGCGCAGCAGAAAGTTGTCGCAGCGCCCACGCCGGAAAAGAAGAAGGCGCCCCCCGTGTTGATGCCGGGCCGCATGGGTCTGGCGGAAGAAAAGCGCAACGAACACATCGTCGATGTGCCGGTCGGCGTCTCGCTCGAGGAGTGCCTTGATCCTGCGTTCTGGGCGCACGAGGCTCCTCAACTGCAGCCTCTGGACAAGATCGAACTGCGCTCGGAAGACGGCTCCTGGATCGCCATTGCGTACGTCCGGTTCTGCGAACGTAACTACGCGCTGCTCGTGCTTGATCGCGTCATTAACATGTCCGGCGAGCGCTCGGCCCCGGCCGCCTCCATCAAGCACCGCGTCGAATGGAAGACCACGCAACTCAGGTATTGCGTGATCCGAAACTCGGATGACAAGGTGCTGCAATCCGGCATGCGCTCCAAGGTCGATGCGGAACGCTGGCTCATCGACTACGAGAAAAGCATGGAGCGCTGAGGACCCGTGACGAGCCGCCTCTCGCTCTACAACGACGCGCTCCTCCTCGTGGGGGAGCGTTCGCTCGACACGCTGAACGACAACGTTGAGCCGAGGCGTTTGCTCGACCAGGCGTGGAACTCGGATGCGGTGAACGCTTGCCTCGAAGAGGCGCAATGGCAGTTCGCGATGCGCACGGTTCAGATCGACTACGACCCTGGCATCACGCCGCCATTCGGCTACCAGTACGCATTCGACAAGCCGACGGACTGGGTTCTGACATCGGCCGTGTCGAATGACGAGTTCTTCACGACGCCCGTGACGCGCTACGTGGACGAGGCTGGATTCTGGTACTGCGACATCAATCCGCTTTACGTTCGCTACGTTTCCAACGATTCGTCTTACGGATCGGACATGTCGAAGTGGCCGCGGTCGTTCTCGGATTTCGTTGCCGCGCATCTCGCGACGAAGATCGTCCTCAAGCTCACGAAGGACGATGGGAAGCTCGCACTCTTCATCAATCCGCAGAACCCTCAACACAGCATCCGCGGCCGAGCGCTACTGAACGCGAAGTCTAGGTGCGCGATGTCGGGGCCAGTGCAGTTCCCGGCGACCGGAGACTGGTCACGATCGCGCACGCGCGGGTCGAACCGCGGCGATCACGGCAACACGAGCGGCGACCTGTACTAGATGCGCGAATACCCTGCTCTGTACGCATTCAACCGGGGGCTTGTCTCGCCGCTCGGCCTTGCGCGTACCGACCAGAAACGCGTAGCGCTGTCGGCCGAGACTATGACGAACTGGATGCCGCGCGTGCTCGGCTCGATGTCGATGCGCCCTGGATTTGGATACATCGGCGCCACGGCCAGCAACGCGGCTGCCAGGTACGTTCCGTTTGTGTTCGCGACGGACGACACGGCGCTAGTGGAGTTCACCGATTCCGTCATGCGGGTGTGGATAGACGATACGCTGCTTTCGCGCATCTCCGTGGGGACGACGATCACGAACGGCACGTTCAACGGAAACATCACAGGCTGGACGGACAACTCGAGCGGCAGCGCGACGACTGCGTGGGAGACGGGGAATTATCTAACACTCACAGGCACTGGTTCGGCGCGCGCGATGTCGTACCAGCAAGTGACCGTCTCTGTCTCGGACGCCTCCAAAGAGCACGGTATCCACGTCATCATCGCGCGCGGCCCGGTGACGTTCAAGGTCGGATCGTCCCTTGATTCAGACGACCTGTTCTCAGAAAGCGTGCTGGATACCGGCACGCATTCGCTGGCAATCACGCCCGCGGCTGGGGACATCTACATCCAATTCTCGTCTACGAAAGCCTACAAGGTGCGCGTGCAGAACTGCACGATCGCGTCGGCAGGGACTGTGACGATCACGAGCCCGTTCACGGCGTCGGACCTTTCAAACATCCGCTACGATCAATCAGGCGACGAAGTGTTCATCGCCTGCGACGGGTTTCAGCAGCGCAAGATCGAGCGCCGCGGCACACGGCCGGGAGCTCGGTCATGGTCGCTATCTGTGTATCAGACAGATGACGGCCCATTTCAGACCCAGAACCTTACGCCTACCACGATTACCGCCAGCGGAACGACCGGCGACATCACTCTGACGGCATCGCAAAGCCTTTTCTCGAGCGGACAGGTTGGCTCGCTTATAAGGCTCGCGAGCCCAACATCAGGGGTGTCGGCATCCATATCGGCGCAAAACACGTTCACGAGCGGCCTGGCCGTGGACGGCACTGGAGACAACCGATCGCTGACCGTAACGATCATCGGAACATGGGTCGCCACAGTGACGCTGCAGGTGTCTACGGACAACAGCACCTGGTCCGATGTGGCTGGTTTTGTATGGACGGCGAACGCGACCGGCCCCTATCTCGATGGCCTGGACGGGCAACTCAGGTACTACCGGATCGGCGTCAAGACGAGCGACTACGTGAGCGGCACGGTATCGGTAAGGCTTACTTTCACGAGCGGCCGGCGCGTATGGGTTGCGCGCGTGACAGGCTTCGTGTCTTCGACCTCGGTGCAAGCGCAGGTGTTGAGCGTCCAAGCGAACACGGCAGCGACGCCCGTATGGTCGCTCGGCTCATGGTCGTCTGACAAAGGCTATCCAGGAGCAACGCGCCTTCAAGAGGGGCGCCTCTGGTGGGCCGGGAAGAACGGACTCTTCGGGTCAGTGTCCGACAGTTTCTTCAGTTACGACGACAACGTGGCGGGAGACTCAGGACCGATCAACCGCACGATCGGCTCTGGCCCGGTGGATACAATCAACTGGCTTCTGGGGCTACAGCGTCTGATTCTCGGCGCGCAGGGGGCTGAGTTCTCTGCCAAGTCCTCGTCCTTCGATACGCCGCTCACGCCGACGGACTTTTCCATCAAGGCCATTTCTACGCAGGGATCGGCGGCGGTGGAACCCGTGCGCATCGACCAGCGCGGGGTGTT